AGGTTGAAGTTCAAGCCGCACCGCAACCAGTAGCAGAAAAATCTGAGGAAGAAGAAATAGCAGACTATAGCGAGTCTGTTAAAAAACGAATCAACAAGCTGACATATAAGATTCGTGAAGCGGAAAGAAGAGAACAAGCTGCGATTGAATACGCTAAGAATGTTCAACAAAAATTAAACACAACTCAGGCATCACTTTCACAAAAAGATAAAAGCCTATATGATGAGTACAGTGCAAGAGTTGAAAGCCAACTTGCAGCTGCCGAAGATCGTTATAAAAAAGCACACGATCTCGGGGAAACAGATGAAATGTTGGCTGCGCAGAAGGATGTGGCAACGCTTGCTGTTGAGCTTGAAAGTTTAAATCGGGTTAAACCCGAACAACAAAAAGCTGAGCAACCTGTTGAAGTTCAACAACCTCAACAACAGTTTGCCCAACAGCCGCAACCTCAAGTGCAAGCACCGCCGCCGCAACCTGATTCAAAAGCACAGGAATGGGCTAAGAACAATGAGTGGTTCGGTAACGATTTGGCTATGACTACGAGTGCTTTCGCGTTTCATAGGCAGTTGGTTGAAAATGAAGGATTTGATCCAGCTTCTGATGATTATTATCAAGAAGTTGATAGAAGAATGGCAGAGGCTTTTCCCCACAAATACGGAGGAAAAGACTCACCAGTAACGAACGTTCAAGAGAATGTTGTTAATTCTAGCAGAGGAGTTAGAAGTGGAACAGGAAAAGGACGCACAGTCAAGTTAACACCGAGTGAGGTTGCAATAGCAAAAAGACTCGGAGTGCCACTTGAAGAATACGCTAAACACGTCAAAAGATAGGAGATAAAATGGTAGATAAAAATACCGCTACAGATCGAGCTCCACGATCTGCTGATAGTCGAGCTAAAGAAGCTCGCCCAAAACCATGGCGACCACCGTCTTTATTAGACGCACCAACGCCACCCCCAGGATTTGTATACAGATGGCTGCGCGAATCTATGGTAGGACAAGATGACAAAGCGAATATGTCTAAACGTATCCGTGAAGGATGGGAACCTGTTCGATCGGATGACCACCCTGAGTTTGAAGCACCGACTATAGACGAAGGTAGACATGCTGGTGTAATCGGAGTGGGTGGGTTATTACTCGCAAAAATGCCAGTCGAAACCGTCGAACAACGACGTGCCTACTACAATCAAATGGCTACACAACAAATGGAAGCCGTCGACTCAAATTTAATGCGAGAAAGTGACAATAGAATGCCTCTCAGCAACCCTGAGAGGAGAACTCAAGTCACATTTGGTAAAGGAGGCGGTTCTTAAGAACCGTTAATTTTATAATTGGCTTTTAAGGTGAATTAAATGGCGAATGTCAACGACCCAAACGGATTCACACCAGCATACCATATGTCTGGAGGCACTATACGCCCTTCTGAGTTTCCTATTCAAAGTGGTGCTACTGGCGATATCTTTTCAGGTGACGTCGTAAAGCTCACAAGTGGATATGTACTTCAAGGAGGAGCAACTGATGCTCCACTAGGCGTATTTGGTGGCTGTGAATACCAAAACACTTCCGGGGAGGTAATCTTCACAAGAAGATTTGTCTCTGGTACAACAACTCTAGGTTCTGCAAACGTAAAAGCATATGTGTATGCTGATCCTAACATTGTTTATGAAGCCCAGTTCACTGGGACTCCTTCACAAACAGATGTAGGAAAAGTACACACTATCTCTACAACTGCAGGTGATACCAACAATAACCGTTCGAAAGAAGGTGTGACTACGACTACCGCTAGTGGTATAGCAAAGTTAGTGGCTTATGTGGACCGTCCAGATAATACCGCTAATGCGCAATACGCTCGTGGGTATTTCATATTCCCAGCTTCTACTTACGGTAACGACTAAGAGGTGATTAGAAGTGGCTATTAATAGAGCACAACTGGTAAAGGAACTCGAGCCAGGACTGAATGCACTTTTTGGTCTCGAGTATAACCGTTACGAGAACGAGCATGCTGAAATTTTCGACACAGAAACTTCAGACCGTGCTTTTGAGGAAGAAGTGATGTTATCAGGCTTCGCACAAGCTCCTGTTAAAGGAGAAGGTGCAGCGGTAAGTTACGATACAGCACAAGAAACCTTCACGTCTCGTTACACTCACGAAACTATAGCTTTGGCTTTCTCTTTGACAGAAGAAGCTATCGAAGACAATCTCTACGATACGCTTTCCTCTAGATACACAAGAGCTTTAGCTAGATCAATGGCTAACACGAAGCAAGTAAAAGCTGCTAACGTGCTTAACAATGGTTTTTCAACCTCCTTCCCAGGAGGCGACGGTAAACCACTCATGACAACTGATCACCCAACCCTAACGGCTGGTGATCTTTCTAATGAGCCTAGCACCGCTGCGGATTTGAACGAAACTTCGTTAGAAAACGCACTGATCGACATCTCTGCATTCAAAGATGAAAGAGGTATAAAGGTCAACGTACAAGCTAGAAAACTGATTATTCCCCCTCAGCTACAATTTGTAGCAGACAGGATATTAAATTCTCCTGGTAGAGTGGCGACTTCAGACAACGACATCAACGCCATGAGAAACATGGGGATGTTGCCAGAAGGCTATACCGTTAACCATTATCTGACTGATACAGATGCATTCTTTATCAAAACCGATGCACCGAACGGGTTGAAGCACTTCGAAAGAGCTGCTATGACCACTGGTATGGAAGGAGACTTCGAAACAGGTAACGTTCGATACAAGGCGAGAGAAAGATACTCTTTCGGATTCAGTGATTGGCGTGGAATCTACGGATCTCCTGGTGCCTAGTACAGTTTCCTTGTAAACTGGTTAGAAAGGGATCTTCGGATCCCTTTCTTTTTTAAAATATCTACTATAGAATATTTTTTCTAGGTATCAACTACTGCTCTATAGACTGACCTAGCAGACAACGCCAAGACTATAGAGGTTCCCAAGGAGGAAAAATGGCAAAATCAACTTTCTCAGGTCCAGTTAAATCACTAGCAGGTTTTATTTCTGCTGGTAACGCTGTAGTGGTTAGTCTAACAGCGGACACTTCTTTAACTGTGGCTTCACACGCTGGTAAAGTATTAACATGTAATGATGCAGACGGTAAATTCACTTTACCTAGTATTGTGGCCACTGCTCCTGGACGAGATGACGATCCGAATCAGCTCAATAATTTAGGTGCAAGTTTCTTGTTTGTAGTGGAAACAGCTGCCACAGACATGGACATTTTAACAGACGGCACGGATAAATTTGTAGGTGGTATTTACACTGGTGTTAACAATGCCACAGGTAAGACATTTATATCAGGTGCGTCTAATGATGTTGTCACTTTAAACGGTTCAACTAAGGGTGGCCTAGCTGGTAGCATAATCAGGGTAACAGCTATAGCTTCCGCTAAGTATGCGATAGAAGGCATAACATTAGGTTCTGGAACCTTAGTAACACCATTTGCTGACGCTTAATTAGGAGTAAACCATGGCTGATGCAGTAACTTCAACAACTATAGTTGATGATGATAGAAA